CTTGAGCTCTTCCTGCAGCTTGGCCACCCGACCATCCAAGTCGTTGTGCGACTTGCGCACATCTTCTACGGCCTGCTTGGCAGCCTTGGCGGTATCGGTCAGCTGCTCAAGCATCTTGCGCACATCACCGCCGGTCTCACCCGTCAGCGCCATAGGCATGGCACCAGCGGCTGCCATGGCAGCCCAAGCGTCAGTGGGGATCAATGGCGCACCAGCCAATGCGAAGGCGGCCAAAACAAAAAGGCCGCCCACAAAGGCGGCCGTCAGCATCTTGCCTTGCTTGCTCATAGGTTTATTTCCAATCAAATGCGCGCGTGAGGTTCTTGAGTTCGTCTGCCAGCATCACGCTGTCTGGATCGCCATCTCGGTGACCCAGCGACTTGAAGCCGCCAGACGCCAAGGCTTTGGCCTCGCGCTGGCTGTATCCGAGGCCACGCAGCTGCGCCTCGAAATCTCGAATGGTTTTGACGTTTTCAATCAACGCCTCGGGGTTCATGCCAAAGGGCACCAGGGAGAATTCCCACAGCACCGCTTCCTTGATGATGCGCACGTAGTCACCATCACGGTCTTCGTAAGAGGCGCCGCCGTAGGGAATGTCAAAGCCAACGCTCAGGCCATCGAGCACGCCCGCCTTCATCAACTCATACGCATCGCGCACGTAGCTGACGCCCAAGGTGAGCTGGCCTTCCACGCGCAGGCCACGATCGTCTTGCTCAAACTTGGCTTTGCCAGCCAGCTGGTGCAAGTTGTGATTCATGGCAATGCGCACCTGGCCATCACTGGTGGTCTTCACACTCTTGAATGCACCAGGCAGGATGACGTCACGCCCCAAGTCCACGTTATTGAAAACGGCGGCATAGCCGGTAAAGGTGCCATCGGACTTGGCTTCTTTGATTTCAATGGGTGCAATTAAGCGATCCATTTAGTCACCGTCCTTTCTAAAGTGGTCGCGCAGCATGTCGCTGGGTGCCATATTGAGTGGAACGTGCAGATCATCCGCACCTTCCACCAAAGGCATGTTTTCACGCTGACGGATCTCGTTTTGCGAAATGCCACCGGCTTGGCGCATCTTCAAGTAGTAGTCAGCACGCTGTGTGCTGTCGCCGCGCAGCAGGTTGTTGACGTCAAACTCAAAGTACATCCCCTGCTTGCGCTCTGACTCATCCAGCAAACAACTATTCAAAGACGCCTCAATCCGAGTGAGGTACGACAGCAAGGTGTAGTCCAAGAAGTGCTTATTGGCCTGCTCCGTGTTGTTGTAGCTGGCCTTCTCCGTCTCCATCAGCATGTGCAGTGGCACACGGTAGATACGAGCAATCTCGGCGATCTGCAGCTTACGGCTTTCGATGAACTGGGCTTCGTTGTTGGGCGTGCTGATGGGTTGGTATACCGTCTTGCCATCCAACACAGGCAGCTCACCCAATTCGCGAGAGTCCTTCAAGTACTTCGCGAAGCCTGCACGGATCTGCTCACGGCTCTTTTCACCAAACTCAGCCTCAGTCTTCAAGATGCCTTGCGGACGGCCACCACTACCAAAGAACTCGGCAGCGTACTTCTCCATGGCCACACTCAATGCCAAGCTGTTGCTGTGGATCTGGTGGGGGGCAAAGCCTTCCAGCTCGCCGGGGCCACCAAAGCCACGCACTGGCATCACATCACGGCGACTGCAAGCACGGCGGTTGCCATTGCGATCCGTGAGCCACCAAATGATGCTACCGTCACGCTGCACCTCTGGCTGCACACGATTTTTGTGCACTGACTGGATGCTGATGATGCGCCCAGTGCTCTCCATACGGGTGACCGGGTTGTACGCTTGCCCCATGGTGGCCAGGCTGACCACCATGCTTTCTTTCCACTCCGGGGCCGTCATGTAGTCACACGGCTGGTAGCGCACCAACTCGTAACGCCTGTCGTCCTTAGCACGCTCGCGCCCTTTATCGGTGGTACGGTACAGGTGTAAAGGCAAGGTGCCTACCGTCTCAGCAATCAAACGCACGGCAGACCACGCGGTGGTGATCTGCAGTTGCGTGGTGTCGCGCACATTGATCTTGGCCCATGTGGGACCAACACCCAGTGTGTGCCAACCAGCGGGATCAGTCAGGCTGAGCCCTGCACCTTTGAGCGCCCAGCCTGCTGTGTGCAGAAGGGCGCGGCGGATGATGTTCATTGCGTCGGTTCCTCTGCAAACGATGCCCAGAAGGCTGCGGTTTTTGCCTTGTTGTCTTCTGGCTGCGCCAAGGCCATGGCACGACCGAGGGCCATGAGCAGGGCGATGGCGCCATCGATCTTGTCTTCCTTGCGGTTCTTGGTCGGGCTTTTCAGCTCGTTGTATTTACTCTCCAGCACAACCAGGTTGCCCACCATCCAGGTCATGGCGGGGTTGCCGTCGTGCCTGAGTTTTCCGGCCAGCACCAGGGCGGCAATCTCTTGCAGCGGCTGCGTGAAGAACACGCTGCGCTGTGTGATTTCCACCATGGGCAGGCCGTCGTCAATCAGCTTGCGTGCCCAGTAGCTGGACAGTGCTGGGTCATAGGCGGCTTCTTGCAGGTCGTGCAGATCGCGGTCGGCCTTTAGGTCAGCGCTGACCATGTCGAAGTCGGTCAGGTTGCCGGGGCTGACTTGCACCCAGCCGTCATCCACCCAGCCTTGCAGCTGGGCGGTTTTGCTTTCCTGCACGGCCTGCTCGTTGTAGTACAGACGTGTGCACACATTCCAGAAACCATCTGCCTCGAAGACTTTGACCTTGGCAGCAAAGTCTTGCTTCTCTGCCAAGTCCACCGCAGCCCAGGCTTGGACGTCTGCAAACTCGGCTTCGCGATCGCGCAGCGTGGGATCTGCACAGGCGTGCCAGGCCTCCATATCCATCCAGTTGCTGCCCGCATTCGTCCAAACATTCAAGTGCTTGGTCAGAAAATTTCCACGGCTAGACGGTGTGGCCAGCGCCTTGGTCTTGGTAGCTTCCAGCTTGTCCAGCTTGGCGCTGATGCCCAAGTTGGGGTTGGCCTTGCGCCAGACCTTCGGGTCTTTCCAGTCGTCGCCTTCGTCAATCGTGTAGATGACCCCAAACCAGGTCTCGTCCTGGTGCGTTCCATCCAGCACTTTGATGGTGTAGCTGCGCAACTCAAAGCAGATGCCGCCCGTGTCTTTGCCCGCTGTGGTGATGGCGGAGATGAGGGGCTGACTGCGCGCACCGTCGGCTGACTCAATCACGTCCCACAGGTCACGCTTCTTGTGCGCGTGCACTTCATCGACCACAGCGCCATGCACGTTCAAGCCGTCTTGCGTGCTGGCCTCGGCGTTCATGATCTTGAAACTGCTGGCAGTCTCAGGGCAGGTGATGTCGTGCTTGCCAACAGTCACGCCAAAACGGCTGCGAAACTCGCTGTCGCGGTTGACCATTTCACGCGCAGTATCGAACACTTCGCGAGCCTGCTCGCCTGTGGTGGCCGCACTGTAGACCTGGGCACCCGGCTCATCATCGGCAAAGCACAGGTACAGGGCACGACCAGCGGCCCGCGTTGACTTGGCGTTCTTGCGCGCTACCTCTTCGTAGCTACGGCGGAACCGGCGCAAACCCGTATCTTTGTGCACCCAGCCGAAGAGATTGAACTCGCAGAATATCTGCCAGTCTTCCAGCTTGATCTTGGCGTAGCGCACCATGCCGTCTTCGTAGATCGGCTTGGCCCATTCACCCTTGATGTGGCACAGCAGCTCTTGAAACTGGCAAGCACGCCCGCCCTTGCGCACGTCGATGACGTAAGGAAAGGCATCGCTACCGGCGCGCTCCAGGTCACGCAGAAAGCGGCGGCAGGCAGCACGCTCATATTTGCCTGCCATTTCCTTGCCGTCTACAACCCGCTGGGCATAAGCCTTGGAGCGTTCAAAGTATTCGGCGCGGGGTCGTGTCATGGCGTTTAGTCGTCGAAGTCTGAGAACCCTCTGGGTGAGGTTGGCTTGACCGGTGCGGCAGCAGGGTCGGTTTCTTTTTTTGCACCCTCACCTTCGAACAGCTGAAGCTGGGCTCGAATGGCGGTGGTCACATGGGCCTGCTCCGCAGGAGACAGACCGAATTTGGCAAGCAGCGACACCATCATTTGTCGCTCGCTTTTGAGAATCTGGTAACGCGGGTGCTGCTGTACGTGGCCGTTTGGGCTGATT